AAGATTGAGCTTGTTCGTTCACAGATAGACCCAACAGACTACAAATGGATAAAAGACCTTATTGATGCAAGAATGTTTGCCTTTGTACGCCTCTACGACAATGGAGATGGTGTGTACATAGATGATGAAGGTTTGTACGCAGAAGAAAGATATTTCTGGATACACAGAAACTACCCACAACCTCTTGTTAACAAAGGATTATTCCTAGGCACTGATGATGAAGGAGACAGTGTACCGCCTCAAACATCTTTGACACAGTTTGAAAAAGACGTAAAATTTATAGGTGATACACATGACTTACAAGTTATGATGATGTTCAACAAAAGCAAAATCTCAATGGAGAATGGTTATGAAGACTACAGACCAATGTTCTTTGAATGATAATAATAAAATGACACCCTCAATTGCTGTTATGATAGCTGAAGGAATAGAAACGCCTCGTAGTGATAGCGAGTTTATTCAAGCATGGCAGTACATCTACGACTCTGGCCTTTATCTGCAATTGCAGGGCTGGTACGGCAGACGTGTCCAAGACATGATAAGGGAGGGAATATTAGATGCTTGATAGATTATGGATGGAATGTCCCGAATGTGAAGGTGACTGCACAATAGAATACGAAGTTCCAAAGCCAGACTATAGGTATGGCGGTGAGCTTGTGGGAGAAGTAAGAGACTGCGAAACCTGTGAAGGTAGAGGAGAAGTCGAACAGCATGAGGAGAAGTAACCATGCTAAATTATATCAGAAAGTTCAAGCCACTGAACGTCAAAGCCAGTTGGATTGGGTGGTTCGTCACTGTTCACCTAACACTATCGTTTACGATTATGTTGATGATGATAGGGGTGGGAATCAACCCGACCCTCTTGGTTTCAGTGATTGGTGCGCCCCTGTGGATTGGCGTAGCGTTCGCCTCAAAGACACTGACTGACAAAATTATGGAGGACTAAATGTTTGATAAAATTAAGATTCGTAGCGGTATTCCTATTCCGCCACTAAGCGCACGTTCACAGCTATCTGTAGTAGCAAACAAAATGCAAACTGGTGATAGCGTTGACGTACCTAAAAGCCAAGCTGTTGGTATGTGTCAAGCAGTACGCAGAATGCATGGAGGTGCTACAATGCGTAAGCTAGACGATAACACATGGCGTGTATGGAGGACTAAATAATGTACACAAGAATGAACGGTACTATTGATTGCACTAAAGTTGTCATCTACACAGATGACCCCAACTTTGTTGCTATCAAATTTCACCAAGGTCAAAACGAAATCCCACTTACTGTCTACGCCTCTGCTAGAGATGGTAAAACATTTGAGTTTTTTACTGGCATAGAGTCTAAGGACGTCACTATATTATTGGAGGAAACCGATGCAAAAGCAGATACCGCTGAGTGATCTTAAGCACTCACCTGACAATGTACGCAAAGTAAAGTCCAGCAGGGAAAGCATTGCACAACTAGCCGCCTCAATCCAAGCAAAAGGTCTGCTGCACAACCTTGTAGTAGTTGAAAATGGTAGAGGCTACAACGTAATTGATGGCAACAGACGCCTCGATGCACTTAACAAAGTCTACAAAGACAAGAAAACAGCCATCAACTGTATTGTTCTAGAGTCTAATGACAATGAGGTTGGCTTACATGCAAACATGATGCGTGAAGATATGCATCCACTTGATGAGTGTGATGTCATTCAAGCTCTTGTTGCTGACGGTTCTGAAGACTATGACTCTGTTGCTAAACGCTTTGGTCATACTAAACGCTGGGTAGAACAGCGTGTAAGCCTCTCTGAGCTATCAGACAAAGCTAAAGAGATGTTTCGTGCCTATCATTTCAACTTGGCTGTTGCGCAAGCTTTTACGCTTGGCACTCATGAAAAGCAAGATGCATATCTTGATTACGGCTACGAATCATATCATCCTGAATCAGTCAGACGTGACATGGTTGACAAAAAGATTCCAACAACTGCCGCATTGTTTGAGATTGGCACTGAAGAACGTGCAAGACTTGACATAGAAGCTGACCTGTTTGGTGAAGAAGAGTTTATCACAAACAAACAAGCTTTCGCAGAACTGCAAACCTCACACATACTCAACGTAGTAGAAGGCCACCGCAAAGACTATATGGACGTCATCTATCTTGAAGACCAGTATTATTGGGATTCGCCAGAGTGCCGTACATTACAGCCTATTATTGGTGAAGACCACGGCTTCACAAAGCAAGACATGATACTTGTAGTTACATACAACTCATATCGTTACGCTCTTGATTACAAAGAAATGGTAATGAAGGACATTGCAGAAGCACAAGAAGCGCAAGACGAAGCTGTTGAAGAAGAAGAGGAGGAAGTAACGCCTCTGACCTACAGCAAACCTCAAGAAGATTTGCTCAAAGGTTATTTTGCTGACCATGTTATCGACAAGTTGTTTGCGGCTACAGACTTAAAAACAACTGAAAGACTAATGAAGTCACTGCTTATACATCGTAAGCTAGGCTATACTTACTCAGCTATCAATCGTGTCGGTCACATCTATGCTGACCCACAAAACTTATTTCCTAAGGATGAATACCCAGATGACTACACTCAACCTAGTTATATTGACCTTATTGAAAAACACCAAAAGCTTGCTACTGATGCTTTCGAAACTAATGGAGCTAGTCCACTTAGTTATTGCATGTCTCTCTCTGATGAAGACCTCAATATCTTATTTGTGGCGTGTTGCCTCACAGGTATTTCAAAGTACGACATACAAGCGGAAGCCTTACAAGAGTTTGTTGGCTCTCCCGAAACCTACCAAGACTGGTTCACGCCAGACGAAAAGTGGCTAAACAAATACAAAGCCAATCAGATTTCAATGATGGAAGATTATTTGTTTGGTAAAATCTCTAATGACTCAAGAGCTAACCGCATCAAAGCAATACAAGATGCACTTAAGAAAAGTCCTGTGTTTGACCCTTATGGCTCTTGGCCACAGTTCAAACCCCAATAGGCTATCAATGCTGATTCTGCTACTCCATCCTCGCACTTTAACTGCCAAGAGTCCGAGGCTTGGGGTAGTAAGAAGCTTGCTCTAGCTCTTGCTAAGTTCTTGTCAGCAGAAACGTTGAGGTCTTTTTTCCACTTTCTTGCTGATACTTCAACATGCTTAATACTTAAAGCAGCAAACAAACCTAAATATATACCGTAATTAAAACCAGTTTTGAATGTAGAAGACACACCTTGATTCGGCATAGATTGTTGCTTCTCGATGTAAACAACTTCTGGCTGATACAACATAATGTAATCAACAATTCTAACTAGATTTAAAACTTTCTTGTTAGCTATTTTATTGACAGGGGTTCTGTAGGCTGACACTTCTTCACCTTCCATAAAAGTGATTCCACCTGTAACACCAGGGTCAATCCCGCAAACTCTCATCTTTTATCTCCAATTTAATATCGCATCCTAAGGCCTCAGCCCAACAGTATGCATTAAACAAAGTTGGCTTTCTATTACCAATTTCCCACTTAGCACATAGACCTGACGCCACACCGAGTTTTTGGTCAACTTCGGGTTGCGTAAGTCCTAACTCGTACCTACGTTTTTGAAATTGTTTAATTAAATTGGAAGTAAAAGTAATTTCACTCATTCACTTCACCTATCACATAAGCCAAATATATGCTAATGTGAATTGTTATGCAAGGAGGACACTATGGGCATGACTCGTAAGCACTATCGGTGGCTTGCCACTGAGATTGCACCCATCACCACAAACAAAGAATTATTCATTACAAAAGTAAAGGAGATTGCTGGCAGAAACTTTGACCAATACCGCTTCCGTGATGCTGTAGAAGATGCATGGGCGGATGCACAAGCCGATGAATGCGGACCTGACTTATACAAGCAGGTCGATTACAAGGAGAACTAAATGCTTACTGAAGCACAGATTAAAGAACGAGCTACTTACATTGGCTCATCAGATGCAAAGACTATCGCCTCAGGTGATATTGCACAGTGGATTACTCTAGCAAACCAGAAAGGTGGACATGAACATGCAAAGTTTTCAAAACAAACCCAACTGCTCATGGACACTGGCTCATACCTCGAACCCTACATCATTGACAAATGGTGTGAACAAAACAAGCGCAAAGTTAATGCAAGGGGAATGGGCAAAACTATCCTTATTGACAGCATCCCTATGCATTCTACCTTTGATGGTCGTGTTGTTGGCGATGCTTTTCCATTGGAAATTAAAGCTCATTTTGGTTTCAAAGACATGGAAGAACTATGTGACTTTTATTCGCCACAATGTCAGCATCACATGCTGGTGGCTGGTGTCGACCGTTGTTATCTTGTGGCTCTATTCGGTGTACGCTGCCGCTTAGAGTGGCGTATGGTGCAAAAAGACAACAGCTGGTGTGACATGTACATCAACCAGTGTCGTATGTTCTGGCAAATGTACAAAGACGATACACATGTACTACCAGACGCTATGCCTCCAGCTGATTACTCAGACATGTTTACTATGGATATGACTGACTTACCTGACTGGTCAGACGAACATAATCATTTGTTCAGCTTTGAAGCACAAAATATTATTGATGCCAAAAAAGCTGTTAAGGTTGGTGATGAAGCCAAAGATATGTTCAAAGAAAAAATGCCTGAGAAATGTCGCAGAATGGATTTTAACATTGGCGGCAACCTAGACGGCCACAAGATTCGTGTCACACGTTCCCGTGCTGGCACACTTACCTGTACACACATTGCACCTAAGGAGAAGAATAATGAGTAATGTATGGTCAACACTATCACGCTTTGATGTATCAGCAGAAGTACAACAGAAGGGTCGCTTTGACTATCTGTCATGGGCTTGGGCATGGGCTTACGTCAAAGAAAAGTATCCTACCGCCACCTTTGAGAAACACATCTTTCGTGACAATCAAGACAACCCACTGCCATTTATGCGTGACACTAAAGGTCATACCTATGTAGCAGTTACCGTTACTATCGAGGATCTTGCTCATACAGAAATACATTATGTAATGGACAACAAGAATCAATCTGTTACTCACCCTGACGGTGGACAGGTTAACAAAGCTCTTCAGCGTTGCCTTGTCAAAGCTATTGCATTCCACGGTCTTGGCCTCAATGTCTATGCTGGTGAGGATTTGCCTATGGACTTAGAGGAGGATGACACAGACAGTATCATTCGTGACTTTCGTTCAGCGACCACGCTTGAATCAATTGACACGGCTTGGCGTAGTCATGCAGCCGATATTGGAAAGCTATCAAAGTCTAGCAAGCAACAAGTTACAGATGAGTTTAGAAATGCCAAAGCGTCTCTCAAGGCAAGCGCAGAAGAAACAGCGTAACACAATAACTTATATCTTTTCTCGATGTAGAAATTGCGGCAAGATGGTCAACAACGAATTAGATTGTTACACCGTCACAGCCGCAATGGATATATTCTGCGAGTCTTGTTACTACGACATAGGCTGGCAAAACATTGAAAAGAAATATGAAAACTATACAGAACCAAGAGAATTACCAGTTAAGGCTTATAAAAATGACACATGAAGTATTGTCCGATAGAGACATGCAAAACATTTTGGCTAAGAAGGCTGTTATATTCTCACCTGAGATGCAACAACATGAAGGATGTCTCTGGGTCAGTGGCTCAGGGATATTCTCTTCTTACCGCAGTATGTTTGTTAATCTAGAACACCTTGAGTATGGAGAGATAAGACTATCAGTTACCATTACAGATGATGATTCTGGTCGTACTAACTATCTTGTATGGGGATACGGAGATAGCGAGGACAAGGCATCAATCAGTAGAATGCTTGTCTTTCTCATAGATGACATACTCGATGGAAGAGGAGAACGTGTAATATGCCAATGACTAGCCACCCCAGATACAGATGCTCTACTTACGATGTTTATGTAGAGATAGTTGTAGAACGTAGAATAAAGGTTGTAGCTATCGACAAAGATGATGCTTTAGATTTAGGGCTAGAAAGGATTAAAACCAGAAGCCGATGCTTAGGGCGATATGAAAACCAAAAGATTTTGAGCTATGAGGTAGTCGATGTGGTAGATAAAGCTACTTCCGCTTGAATCTATCCAACCCTTTTAAGCCTAAACCAGCAAGTATCGTCACATATAATATGTTTTGATACCAATCAGGCAGTTCATTTAACCTATCAAACCCTTGCTTTACTACATCCTCCATGCCCGGAATGAATGTAAGTACACAAGGAGCAAGTACAGCTATTGTGATTATCTCATCTTTCCAGCTAGACTTAGTAGACTCAGCCATAATTAGCTCCCACTTGCTATCATGCTGAGCCGCAGTCTTCATAATCTCTGACTTGGCTTTTTGTTTCTCTACCTTACCCTCAAGAAAGGTCTGGGCTAGGCTACCCACTACGCCTAATAACTGTATCATTGTTTGTTCTCATGCCCCATCCAAATACCAAAAGCACCTGTCATAGCACCCATAACAACACTAACAAATGCTGATTGACTAGCAGTAGGCGCATCTAAGTGCATGAACCATTCAGCACAACGCCAACTCATCATGGTCATAACCAGCATCATGCCTCTAGGTAGTAATGCCGCTTTGCGTGAGTAATCTAATATTCTGTCAATCATAACAAACCTCTCGCCTTCATAGCAAACCAAACCAAGAACCATAACCCAGCACCAATGAGTATCATTAGTATAGTTATTACTGTTATCTCTATGTTCTTCTTAATCCTAGCCCTGCGTCTTTGCTCTGCTCTTAACCTGTCTTTGCGTATCTGACCTTCGATGCCAACAAACTCATTCCAAGCCTGTGGATTAATACTAAGCATATACAGTCTGAGTTCTTCTCTTTGCTTCTTTATCTGCTTCATTGCAGTCCAAGATTGCAATGCTTCTTCTTCTACAGACTTATTAAAAAACTTTTGCTTCTGCTTGTTATGCTTGGTTTCTATTTCATGTACCGCACCCATCCAGCGTGATACATCTTTATACATACCCTCGACATCTTTGCCGAGTGCTATGCCTTTCTTGACTGCCGCAAATGCACTAGCCGCCAGCGCAATTGTGGCAGGATCAATCATAGCTACCTTCGCTTTAACTTCTGCATATTAGGATAGCTAGTGTCGTCAGCTTTTGCCTCAGAAGACGAAAAAAAATTTCCCATCTTCTTAACAGTCTTACTAACGCCAGATGTTACATTGCTAAAATATTCACCAAACCCAATAGGTTTAGTTTGGGGTCTTACGTTCTTAAAACGTTTTGCAAAATCATCGTTCATTTATCTGCCCTTATATAAGTTCCAAATTTTCCAAGACACATACACTATGGACAGCACCCCAAACACAAATGCTACCCACTGGTTTACGGTTGGCAACCATAGTGGTGCAGAGATACCGCCTGTCGCTATGAGCAAATCATCTGGCTTCATGCTAGGTCTCCAAACTGTGTAGAACAGGGTCTTTGTGCATCTAGGTCAGTGTACGCACCAGATGAAATGTAAGAAGTTTGTATTCTAAGCTGGCTTGTTGTTGGTGATGTTCCTCTGTAAGCACCAACCAACAAAATTAGATTGTTAGCTGTGCCATCATCAGCACTACCGCCAGAAACCTCTATGTAATTTGCATCGTCAAAGTTGCTAGTAAAAGCAAAAGTGTAGTTTCCCGTAGCATTGTCTGTAATGCTGGAATAATTAAGGCTTTTAGTAATGCTGGCTGTGCCGCTTCCGTCAAAGTTCACCCAAGCCTTTGCCACCCCAGATACAGCATCCGTACCACCTGAGATACCACCGCCAAATTCGGCTAGTTCTGCTGCTTTACTCATGCTAGGTCTCCGTGAAGTGAAAAGAACACAAACTCACAATCCAAAGCACTATTGTTAGAACCTTGAGCGGTGACTATAGTAACGTGGTCTGTTGCTGGATTATTTACGCCCCCCATAACAGCATGAAGAACAGAACTTTTCTCACCTGATGCTGTTGCAGAATAATTTGCGTCATTCATGTTGTTCGTAAACTGTGGGTCTCCAGCACCTACACCCAAATCTGTAACGCTACTGCAATTAAAACTCCCGTTTACAGCAAAGGTTGTTAAGTTAGTAAAATTAGCCCACGCCTTCGCACTTCCCTCTGCCACATAAGCCATGCCAACAGAGTTGTTGCCACTGCTATCCTTCAGGGTATCTACCCTCAGTTCGCTTGCCATTATGCTAGGTCTCCTGAAATATTTGCGCCATTAAGGTCTAAGTCGGAAGCACTCCAACCAGAATTATACGAATAAAAACGCATCTTAGAACTTACAGGAGCAGTTGTGTTTCCGTTTACACCTAATCCTCTATTACCGCCTCCTGTTTTTTCTCCCGAAATACCTGCTATTGCATAATTTCCATTAGACATAGACGAGGTATAGTCAAACTGGCTAATTCCTGTGGCGGCATCTGTGAATGAACTAACATTAAAGCTGTCTTCTAAAGAAGAAGCCGCCATATCCCATCTCATCCAGACTTTGACAAGCCCCTGCTGTAACTGCATAGTAGCAGAGCCACCCTCGCTGGTAATCGTAATGTCACCAGCCGCTGTGTTACCTCTTAGGTCATCTACCTTTAATATACTAGCCATTATGCGAGGTCTCCGTCTACTGTGTATGACACAACGCCCGATTGATTTTCACCAACATTTGATGTACTAACATATTTTGTAAGTATTCTGTTTGCAGTTGTTGTCATTGTTGTTGCAGTTCCACTAGCATTTGTGTTTGTTCTAATCATTACGCTTGTAACTGCCGCATCTGCACTAGTTATGCCTATCTGTTGCATACCGTTTGGGGCGTAGCTGGTGTTGTTTAAGGCGTTAGAAAAAGTCACAGTTGTGTCTCCACCAGCGTGGTCTGTTAAACTGCTTACATTCAGGCTGTCACGAACAGCAATAGTACCTGTGCCATTAAAATTTACCCAGACTTTAGACGCACTCTGCTTCGTCAGCGTAACTGGTGACGTACCATCCTTTGCCGCAATCTCATCTACATTTAATATGCTGGTCATACGATGCTCCAATAACCGTTTACAGTCACGGTTGCATTTTGTGTGATTGGCCCAGCCGATACGCCATTCTCATCGCTATCAATAGTAATGTTAGCACTAATGGTCTGACCGTTTAGCCTGATGATACTGTTGTTGCCCTTGAAAGGATAACGGGTATCGCTCTCAGTCTTTGTGTAAGTCTCAGCCACACCGAAGGTATCATAGACCACCATCTCGATAACATCGTTGACGGTAGCCCCTGTGGTCAGCACTACGCTAGTGCCTGTCGTGGCGGCATAGTCAGTCCCAGGCTTTAACAGCACACCGTTCTGATACACATCCATATACAGGCTGTCTGTGTAGGTCAGTGTCTTGGCATCAGCATCAGAACCAGTGAAGCTAGTCTGGCTGGCAGTAGCTTGAAACAAGTAGCGATTGCGTACTGCAAAGCTGGATGATTTACCTATGTATGCCATTATGCAAGGTCTCCGTGTACTGCTACCAAATTATACGTTCTGTCTGTATTATTTCCTGTAGTGCTTTCGTAAGCCTGTACTCTTGCCGCTGTTGTTGTGGGTGCTAATGCTGTCCAATCTGTAGCCGCACCCCAGCCGTTTGTATAATTCAAAACATAATCCGCACTATTGAAAGCGTTACTAAATGTTATTAATGTTTCCCCAGTTCCTGTGTCTGAAATGCTTGAAACTGAAAAACTATCACGGGATGCTATCGTGCCAGTGCCATTAAAGTTAATCCATGACTTCGCAATACCCTGCTGGATAGAGGTGGTTACAGCACCGCCCTCAGACGTAGCTGTAAGGCTTGCACCCAAGCCATCATTTACAATCTGTGTCAGTGCCATAACCTATTCCTCTTAGTAAGGGCTGTCGCCAAGAACCGATGTATCCCAAGTTGCCTTGAGACCCGCAATGTCTGTTGCCGCATCAATAGATGAGTCGGCAGGGGCATCACGAAGGGCATCTTTTGCAGTAGCAATAGCAGTTGTGCTAGTGCCAGCTTCCAGTGCCTTCATCAGTTCTACGTCTTTTGCATCTAGCAAAGGCTTACGAACCTCACGGATTTTATCCTTGAAGATTTCCTTTGCCTTGGTCATGTCCTCAGAAATTACTGAGCCAGAAAGCGACCATGCTCCCCGAAAGTCACGGTTGGCAGGAACAGTAGCTGTTGAAGCATCAATCTGATTACCGTCCTTGTCAACGATGTATGTTGTTACAGCCATGATAAACTCCTATGCTGCTTGTGTGGTTAGTTCGTCAGAGATGCGCCATGCGTTTCTCCAAGTACGTTCCTGTGGTAACTGCTCTTTCTTGCAGATTACCATTTTAGGGCGGTTGCCCTCATCCCAAGTTGACCACACACTTTGTGGTACATCCTTGAGAATTAGATACTCAATAGCTTCTTCTTCAGTCATAGCCTCTATTGGCTGTGTATCGTGAAGCAAGTAGCCACGGGTATGTTTCTTAAAATCTTCCTGTGCTTCATCTTTAGCTAGCTCATGGTAGACCCAGACAGGTGGCAGGATACCACCCTGCATAGCGCAAGCCATCCAGTTAGGGTCAGGCACAAGTATCTTGGCGCACTCATCAATGCTATCTTCGTATACAACACGGTAGTCAGACTGATGTGGCTCAAGGTTTTCTTTAGCCCAGCACAGTCTATCCCAGAGATGTGTGCCTTGAAATTCAGGTGTCTGCATTATGCGAGGTCTCCCATGTGAATAATATGGCAAGGCGTAGGGTCATATTCGCCACCATTTGATGAAGCGGTTGCGCCATAGTTTGAATACATACGCACTTGAGAAGATGTGTAAAGAGTTAAGGTATTATCGGCATTTAGCCCAACGCCTAGTCCCCACGTTCCTCTGCCATGATTTTGTTCGCCAAAATTACTGCCATTTGTTGTGTAAGTAACATTAGCAAAGCTGCTGGAATATGCACTTGTATAGTCGCCATCACCATTATCTGTAACGCTGCTGTAGTTTATCGAATCTTGAACAGCTAAAGTGCCTCTTCCGTTAAAGTTAACCCACGCCTTCGCACTACCATTCACAACATAGTCCGTGGTCACTGACCCTGCGGTGCTGTGTTCCAGCGTATCTGCTATAATCTTGCCAGCCATTATGCCATATCTCCTAAAACTGAAGATGAAATATAGCCATCATCTACATAGCTACCATCAAAAATTCCTATAGTAACTTGCGTTGTGCTACGAGGTAAACAGCCTTCGTTTGCCCTAAATCCAGTTGTCCATACATCAGTAGCACCATCTGCATCATCTACAGCTTGCGCCAGTGTTGTAGCAAAAACATAATTACTCATAGCTGAAGATAGGTTATAGCGATATTTGCCTGTATTAACATCTGCAATAGAACTTATCCCAAACGAATCATAAGTAGAAATTGTGCCACCGCCATCAAAAGTGACCCAAGCTTTCGCCACCCCTTGTTGCAGTTGCATCGTAGCAGAACCGCCCTCAGACGTAATCGTCACATCGCCAGCCGCAGTTTTGCCAGTGAGGTTGTCTGTAATAATCTCACTCATGCTAGGTCTCCGTTCACATTAGCAAAATGCAATGAGTCAACAATGTTTTCTGAACCTGTGTCATGTGACTTTGTTTCGTACACTGTCGTTGTCCTTGTATGGTCATGAGAAACCTGACCGACATTTGCATTAGAAATAACACAGGTCACAATAACATACTGGACAGCACTCATAGCATTTGTCATATTCCATTGCAGTTCACCAGTAGCAACATCAGAAAATGATGAAACATTAAGTGACTCAGAGCCAGCACTTCCTGAGTTAACTTCAGCCCACTCATCTCCTGTCATATTATACGAGCCAAAAACTTTTGTGCCGTTTTGCTTAGTCAGCGTGACAGGGCTAGTGCCGTCCGCCGCCACGATTGTATCTGCTTTTATTGT